GGTGGCCCTATGCCATCCATGCCGCGTTTGCGTGTCGAGGACGTCACCATGGAAGCCACACAAGAAGTGTGTCGCCACAGCCCAGACGGCATCCTCGTGCTGCAAGACGAACTATCCGGCTGGTTTGGTGGCATCGAGAAATACAGCGGAGGCAAAGGCAGCGCCAAGGATCGCAGCTTTTGGCTCACCGCATTTGGTGGCGGTGAATATGCGGTCAACCGCGTCGGTCGCGGATCATTCCTGATCGACAACCTATCAGTCTCCATTCTTGGCGGCGTCCAGCCCGACCCCATCCGGCGCATCGTCGGGGACGCAACAGACGATGGCCTTATTCAACGCTTCCTGCCAATCATTCTCCAACCGGCAGGCATTGGCCGAGACGAAGAAAGCACGGACATCAGCTACGAGTACGATGATGTTATCGAGCGGCTGCATGGGCTGGAAGCGCCTGATAGCATCCTCGGAAAGCTACCACTCCAATTTGACGACGGCGCACGAGCCATCCGCGAAAAGCTGGAAGCCAAACACCACAAGCTGGTTTGCAGTACCGAAGGGTTCAATAAAAAACTAGCAGCACATATTGGTAAGTTCGACGGCATATTCCCCCGCCTCTGCATCATCTTCCATTGTCTGGAATACGTCAGCCAACCAGATTTTGACGCAGCAAACCCACTGCCGATCACGGTCACCAAGGAAACCGCGTCCCGCGTTGAAACCTTCCTCTCCGGCTACATTATGAAGCACAGCCTCGCGTTTTACGCGGGCGTGATCGGTCTCTCCGATGACCACGACGACCTGATCGATGTCGCCGGGTACATCCTCGCCAAGGAAAAGACCAAGGTCACGATCCGGGACATCCGAATGGGCATCCGATCCATGCGTAAAATCGACCGAGACGCCGGTGTGAAGCTGTTTCAACGCCTAGAGGCGCTATCATGGGTGGACCCGGTCAATATGCGCGCAGACGCGCCCAGCTGGAACGTCAACCCGGCGGTCCACGAACTATTCGCGGCCAAGGCCAATCAGGAACGCGAGCGCCGCGCCGAAATGCGATCCGTGATTTCGGAAATGCTGGGGGAATAAGAATGAAAAAAATTAATGCTCCTTTCCCTTGGTTTGGCGGGAAAAGTAAAGTTGCTCCGCAAGTGTGGGCCGCGCTTGGTAATGTATCGCATTATATCGAACCTTTTTTCGGTTCTGGCGCGGTTCTTTTGTATCGCCCCCATGCGGCTAATTACGAAACTGTAAATGACATGGATGGTTTACTTGCGAATTTTTGGCGGGCTGTGCGGGTGGATCCACAAGCGGTCGCATATTATGCTGATTGGCCATGTAATGAGGCTGATCTTCACGCTCGACATATTTGGCTTGTGGAAAATCGTGAAAACCTGACTTCGCGCTTAATGGGGGACGCGGATTATTACGATCCCAAAGCTGCTGGCTGGTGGGTTTGGGGGTCATGCAACTGGATAGGTTCAGGGTGGTGCAGCGGAAAAGGGCCTTGGGTAGCTGTAGACGGGGAATTAGTGGATTCCCGCAAGCTTCCGCACTTGTCCGAGGGGAGGGGTGTAAACCGCAAGCTTCCGCACTTGTCCGGGGGGAGGGGTGTAAACCGCAAGCTTCCGCACTTGTCCGGGGGGCGGGGCGTAAACCGCAAGAGCTTTATTGAATCTTGGTTTGCCGATCTTGCCGACCGTCTGCGTGACGTGCGCGTTGCCTGTGGCGATTGGTCGCGTGTTACCGGCCCTTCAGTGCTTAAGGCTGGTGGTGGAGTCACCGGGGTTTTCCTAGATCCGCCTTATTCGTCCGCTGAGCACTCGATAGAATATGCGCAAGGACAAACCGATGTTGCAAGCGATGTGCTTAAATGGTGTGCCGAACAAGGTGCCAACCCGGCCATAAGAATTGTGCTGGCAGGCTATGATGGCGAGCACAATACACTGGAAGGCCAAGGATGGCGCTCTGTCGCATGGAAAGCAGCGGGTGGCTATGGCTCACAAGGCCAAGGTCGCGGACGTGATAATGCCGCAAGAGAGCGCCTATGGCTTTCGCCACACTGCATTGGTGTAGAAAATAACCTTTTTTCGGATGAACAAGAATGACGAAAAACGTCAACTGTTGTCAACGGTCGAAGGGGTGAAGGTTTCACCGACCGTTGACGACCGTTGATTGCGCAGGAAAAATAGTTTTTTACTATTTCATTTAATACGTCTACACTACGTTACAGTGTTAAATAAACATTTGCGTTTACGCGGGGGGGCTAAAACCCCACTTTGTGTCAACGGTCGAGAAAGGGAAATCATGAGTGACCAAGATTACAAAATGCGCCAAGCGGCCAAGGCTATCGATATCCTTGCCCTGATTTACGCATCAACAGCCAAAGGCAAAAGATCCACCGGTGTGGCGATCAATGCCGCAATGGCAGTATCCCACATTCATGAAAGCATGGGCGACGGCATCACCGAATACCTATCACCGATAGCCATCAAACAATTCTACCCCAGCCTGAAAAAAACCGAGGTGTCCGATGGAGACAAATATCCATGGGGTGATCTCCAAAAAGAGGGCGACCGCTTCACCTACCACCCCAAAATCGATGAAGGCGAAACATCCTCCAAGGTGCGATTCTCCATCGCCATTTGTGCCAACCGAATTTTTGGCGCGGGCGTCATCAGCACAAGGATCGTTCCTTCCGGTTCAATCCTTGTCATCAGGAAGAAGTAAGCGGGCGCAATATGCCGTAAACTGCCCACACGTGCCTTGTGGGGGCGAAAACGCCTTGCAGGCGGATAACCACCGCACTAGGCGCTTGAAAGCGCCCTGAAGGGGCTTAGGTGGGAAAATAACGGAAGGAAGCAATCGGCATGAGTAGCGAGTACAACATTAGCACATCGGCGCTTGAGGCTATGGCCAGCAATGGCAATCAAATTGCCCGACTTGCCCTGACCCAGCGCAAGGAACTTGCACGGATCACGCACGGCCATATCGATCTGGAACGCCAAGCCCGCGACCTAACGGTTGAGATTGCACGATTGAAGCGACGAATTGCCGAACTGGAAAGCCTAGGTGCAGGCGCCGCTTGACCCAAGCGCAAAACCTCATGGTCCAGCTATGCCTTGCAAACCATAGGGCGATCCTCTAAAAGACATATTGGGGTGGAGTCCGCCCGGTCCACCGATTGCAGTGCGCACCTCACCGCAGTCGGTGGATTTCCCCACCCTCAATGACATCGCCAGAAAGGTTTTTTCGGAGTGGCCGTCCTCGATAACGCAAAGCATGAAAGGTTCGCGCAGGCGATTGCCAAAGGCAAAACGCAAGCCGACGCCTATCTTGCTGCGGGTTACAAAACGACGCCAAAATCCGCTAATTCTAACGCTGTTCGCCTGATGGACAATGAAAGCATCAAAGCGCGGATAAACGAGATCAAGGCCAAAGCAGCAGCTTTTGCGGAGCGCGGCGAAAAACCAGCGCCAGTCGGAAGACCATCCAAATACGATCCAAAGTATTGCGAAGGCATAGAGGACTTCATGCGAAAAGGCTTTAGTGCAACCGCTTACGCCGGTTACATTGGGGTCTGCCGCGATACCATTTCCGAGTGGTGCAATGTTTATCCTGAATTTTCCGCATCAATGGAGCGCGGAAAGGCCAAAAGAGGGCTGGAATGGGAAATCATGGCGCTCAAATCAGCCAAGGAAAACAAGGGTTCAGCCCAGATGATCAAGTTCGGGCTGATGAATGTCGCCCCAGAAGATTGGAGCGCGACTATACAAAAACCCGGCTCTGAATCCGAAGGCGGCAATGGCGACACCTACATTTTCCAAGGTGGTTTCCCCGATTAACCCCGATGGCAGATATTCCAATCACCGCACCTGTACCTCACGACGGTCAGGCTAAAATATGGTCACGGCGCGGGAAACGTAACTCTGTTCGCTGCGGGCGTAGGTACGGCAAGACCAAAATGATCGTCACGCTGGCTTGCAAAGCAGCGTTTGCCGGAAAAAAGGTCGGCATCTTCGCGCCGAACTATAAGCAGCTGCAAGAGCCGTATGAGGAAATCTTGCAAGTGCTGCATTCGGTTGTTTCCGGTTCAAACCGAAGCGACGGCACCATTAAAACCAAAAACGGCGGCAAGGTCGATTTTTGGCAATTGATCGATAACCCGCTGGCTGCTCGTGGCCGCGAATATGACCTGATCCTCATCGATGAGGCTGCATATACCAAAAACGGCCAGATGCTCGATATCTGGTACAAATCCCTCGTGCCGACGATGGCAACCAAACCCAACGCCAGCGTCTGGGCATTTTCCACGCCCAACGGCGTCGATCCAGAAAACTTCTTTTGGCGCATAGGCAACGATCCCGAAATGGATTTTGTCGAACACCATGCGCCAAGCTGGGACAACCCGCTGGTCGACAAGGAATGGATTTCCGCAGAACAGGGACGACTGCACCCAGACGTATGGCGGCAGGAAATTCTTGCGGAATGGGTCGACTGGTCCGGTGTCGCCTTCTTCGGCATGGACAAATGGCTGCAAGATGGACAGCCGGTTCCATATCCCACAAATTGCGACCGCGTGTTTGCGGTGATTGATAGCGCCGTGAAAACCGGTTCCGCAAACGACGGCACCGCCATCATCTACATGGCGCGCAATCAATACGCCGGAACGCCGCTGATAATTCTTGATTGGGAAATCATCCAGATCGAGGCCGATCTACTCACAAGCTGGCTGCCAAACATTGTGCTTCCGCGCCTTACCGAACTATCCAAACAGGTCGGCGCTCGTGAAGGCGTCCGGGGCGTTTGGGTCGAGGATAAAGCCAGCGGCAGTGTTCTATTGCAGCATGGTAGCCGTAAGGGTTGGCCGCTCATTCCCATTGATTCTAAATTCACCGCAATCGGAAAAGACGAACGCGCCATCGCCGTATCATCGCATCACCACCAAGGGCATTGCAAGATTTCGGATTACGCCTTTAACAAAACCGTCAACTATAAGGGCGTAACAAGAAACCACTTGGTAACTCAAGTGACTGGTTTTCGCATTGGTGACAAAGACGCGGCTCGTCGGGCAGATGATTTATCTGACTGCTATGGATACGCCCTTAATCTTTCATTTGGAACTAGCAAGTGGGATTAGTCTAAGCATGGCCTTAAATTCACCATCTGTTTTATTGTGTTTTTTGAGATTGCACGTTGGGCAAGTTAGTTGCAAATTTTCAGGTCCATTATAGCCACCTTTGCTTACAGGCGTTTTGTGATCGACGTGCCATGTACGTAAATAAATATCGCAATACGGGCATCTGCCTTCTTGTTTATCAAATAGTTCCCAAACGTCTAATTGAGAATGCTTGCCATCCAATCCTTTTATTTTGGCGCGCCTATTCCTTGTGTGTGAGTTGTATTTTTCGTTATTTGCTTTTCTGTAAGCGGCCTGCTTGTCTCTAAATTCAGCGTCATTACTATATTTTTCTGAAACAGTTTTATTGTTACAATAAACGCAAACGCCATTGCTCGTAAGGCGTTGGCTGGTTCCGCATCTATGGCATGGCTCGTTGGGAGTATAGCGAACGTCTCCATTCTGTTGAGCCATTTTCCTTGGAGATAAGGTTTTTTGTTTTCTGTTTTCCCTCCTTAATTCTTTGAGTTGATCGGCTTTCTGTTTGGCGCAATCCACACACCTGTTTGCGCTGCAATATCTTTTGGAAACGTGACCATGATTGCAAGGCTTTCCAGTGAAGTAAAACAACAAGCCTTTGCCCAAAGCGTCGTTGCGTGATATGATAACCACAACAAACTCCTGTTTTATTAGACGGTTATGTCTATATTATGGGGCGATCATTGTCTAGTCTGAACGTGTATTCTCTCGCAATTGCATTAGGCTCTAGCACCGTTTTTTAATTTTCAAAAAGGGTAAACTATCATGTCGACAGTTGTTGCAACAGATGGGCTTGTAGAACATTATCTCGCACCAACCTCTTGGGATGGTAGTTCAACCTATGTTCGAGATTATCAGACTGTGACGATTTGGTGCACAGTTGCCCCTTCTGTGGCTGCAACTATTCAGACGTCGCCCGACGGTAATGTTTACCTCAACGAAAATGCCCTAACAAATACCGGCGCGATCACAAATACAATTTCAACCGCGTCTCCTGCTTGGTACCGCGTCCCAGCCGGGGCTTATATCAAACTCACCGGCGGCACGGGTGGTACGTATTTCATTTCTGGGGGTCAGTGATATGAGTACTGATATTGTAGCGCGGATTACGGCCGCAAATGCCAAATCTTACGCCCAGCCTGCAATCTCCACTTTGGCCTCAGCCACAGCTCTATCTCGCATCAATGCCGCCAAAACCCAGCCGCAGACCGGGCAAGGCGTTTATCTGCCAACCGTAGGGTCGTCGCCTACTGTCGTATTCGGTGCGAAGCGTATTGTAGCTGGGTACACCGGCACGATCATCACGCTGCGCCGCGCATCTGATAGCGCAACCGCTAGCTTTGGCGCGATCTCGACCACGAACGATTATCTCGATTACAATGCGATTGGGCAATGGCTCGGCGCTCGGTCGGGGACGGTCGTATCGATGACCGATCAGCTCGGCAGTGGGAAAACAGCAGCAGCACCGGCCCAAGCCAATGAACCTGCATTTGATTTGGATCAGGCATGGGCCGGTTGCTGCCCGGTCGTGATTAACTCGGATGCTGTCTCGCCGGGACCAAGCAATCGATTTTTGAACGTCACAGGGCTTTCAATCAGCAGTCAAAACAACACGGTTTTGATGGCCTTGCAGCCTTACACCTCTTTTCAAAATTGTATCTATTGGGAATATAACGACAACGCGTCTGTCCGGTATGATCTCGTTTACAGCAGTACAGGCGCACTCGGGATTTCGTCGCAAGTTCAATATGGTGTTGCGACGGCTTTGCGCACGAACCCAGTTGTGATGGGTAAAATCTCAAATGCCTCGGGAACTACATTTCTTGCCAACGAAGTCGCTACAACATCGGCTTCTGTCCCAACTCCTTACACCATGACCAATCTTTCATTTGGTAGGTCGGTTGTTGCGGGAACTTCTGCGTCCTACTACGGCGACTACCGGGCTTGGGCGATGGTTGTGTACCCCACGCTCTCGACGGCGGATGCGACAACGGTCAATGCCTCTTTGGCAAAGGCTTTCGGCGTTCGGCAAAGCGGATGGCGTGGCCGCTGGGTTATCGATGGGGATAGCGGCGAAAACGCGCCGTTCAACAACGTCAATTATTGCAAGAATATTGGCTATTATCTGTCACTAGCCCTCCCCGATAACATTGAGATTTTCAATGTTGCTGTTTTTGGGAAAACCTTTGCGGCAATGCAGACCGGGGCGTCGACCACAACCACCCCGCTGTATACGTCTACCTATGGTGCCGGTCGTTGCGTTCTCACTTGCCATGCAGGGTCGAACGACATTGGCGCAGGCACTACACTGTCGGCTCTCGAAACAATCGCCACCACCTACGTTTCGACTGCATTGACGGCGGGGTATCAAGTTGGCTTGACAACTGTCATTCCGCGTATCGATTTTACGGTGGGTGGTGCTTATGATCTTGAGCGTTTGGCTTACAATGCGTGGCTTACGGGTGGTAACAGCGGGGCAAGCGCCGTAATCGACGTTGCGTCCCTTCCAGAAGTTGGTACGCCTCTGGCTTGGGTTGCGAATCCAAATTACTGGGCGTCTGATGATGTTCATTTATCAAACCAAGGCAACCAGCTTGAAGCTATGAAAGCATATTATCCCGCAGCAATTAGTTGGGGATTTGGGGCTTAACTGCGGCGGATAGGGTTTTTGGTTTCTGAGCCTGACTAAACACGGATGAATTGGATACAAAATGAGCACTCCTTCAAATCCCGGTTGGGCAACAGGCTATGAACCCTCCGCTGCGGAGTGGGCGAGCGAATGGTCGGCCAAGGTTGATTACCCGGCTCCCTACGGGCAAGGCGGTACGGGCGTAACTTCGACCCCTACGGCGGGGCAATTGCTTATCGGCAACGGCAACGGCTTCACGCTGAACACGCTGACGCAAGGCTCGGGCATCAACATTGTGAACGCGGCTGGCGTCATCACGATCAGTTCGCCCAACTCGTTTTCCTACCCGCCTGCGGGCATTGTGTTCTCCACCGGGGCAAGCTGGGGTTCGCCGCTGACCACCTCTGGGTCGGGTTCGGTGCTTGCGTTGACCACCGGCGCGGTTTTGACGGCACCAACCTTCCAAACCACCGCAGCATTCGTCGCCGGTTCGGCCGGGCAATACACGTCCGTCCTACAAGGAAGCGCAACGGCAACGGCAAATGCGCTCTATACGCTGCCCGTGGCACCGCCCAGCGTCTCCGGGTATGTGTTGGCGGCAACCAC